TCAGTTGTTGCTGTCTTTGGCTGTAACAAAACAACTATGTACGCCACAGACGTTCGTTTTTATCGTGTCATCATACTCAAAAAGCAACTGAGCCATCTTTCCTTGCCATTCTGGTGGCATCGCCTCCATAAATACTCGCGGCATCACGCAGAATGACGCATATGACAGGCCAAACCACAGTTGCAGGTCTTTACGATATTCTTCATCCATCGCCTTTACCTTTGTTGCGTTAAAAAGCCCCGCTATTGCGAGGATCTGATTTCTTTCTGGCAGTCCCCCTGCCACGCTTTGTTATGCGACAGGATGTCTTTCTTCGTCTGGCGGTCCAGCACATCCCAGTCGTGATCCGTCCCGTAGATGGGTTTAACCCAGTCGCAAGCCGTGTCCACTACCTCAACCCTTACGAGTCCAGTTGTCCCGCAGCTCGCGATCAACATCGTCGCCAGGCATATGGTTAACAGTCTGCTGTACATTGCTGGCCTCTTTCGTTGCTTCAACACGGCGCCCTGCTACTGCTTCAGTGGCGGCGGCCTTCTCTTCAGTGCGTTGCTGATCGGCTTTAGTTTCCGCTTTGCTGGTGCCGCGGATATGGCCCAGGCCAAAAGCGCCTGCAATGGCGGAAATGACCAGTGCGGCCAGCCCTATTATCGTTTCGATACCCACATTCACCTCACACCAGAACGGATTTCGCCAGGTTAAACAGCGCGCAGCGTTTATCCAGCCCGTTTCTGCCGCCATTGATAAGAAGCGTCACGCGCTCCACGTCGCCGGAATGAAGCAGGCAACCGCGAGACGAATAGAACCATGCAGCTGAGCGCGCGGCGTATTCATCCTGTTCAAGCAGCTCCGGGTGGGTAATAAGGTCCAGTTTTAGAGCAAGACCACAACTGCGATAGTTGCTCAGTCCGGTAACCTGTTTCAGCCCACGACCGCGATATTTCCAGCCATCACCAGCAACCTGATTGCCAAGGTGTTCTTTTCCCCACTCACCACCGTATACCAGATTGGCGATCGCTTTCTGGTTTGCCGGGTGCGTTGCTGTTCTGCCAAGTGCTGCTGCCTGCTGTTGCGTGATGCGGTGGCTACCGAACGTCGGTACCAGGTTTTCAGCAGCGTAATTCAGGTTTTCCACCAGCCGGGTGAATCTGGTGCTTTCATGCCCCATCTGGGCAATAAACATGGCCTGATCGAGCGGTGCGGTAATGCCGTATTCCTTCATAGCGGCGTCGATATGCGGAAACCAGCGCGCAGCTAACCCGGCGCTGATACCAGCCGCCCTCTGAAATTGTGTTTGGTTCATTAGTGCCTCAGTGCATCAACCAGGCGCGCTACGTTTCCCCGAGCCCAGAGAACGGCGGCGCATATAAGGACGTTGACCAGCACCACAAACCAGTGTGATTCATGGTACAGGCCGAACAGGTAACGGAAAGGGATACTGGCGTACACCAGCACCGTGAAATAAGCCATCAACGATATCAGTGGACGATGTCTCGCCCCTCCACGCTGGTAGAACATGAGGGCAAGAACGATCACCCCGCAGATGATGGCATTCGCCATTGCACTCGGATCACTTGTTACCATTGCTGGTCCCTCCTCCACGTAAACGAGAGAGAATTCCAAACAGGCTACCCAAATCCTGGCTGTTGACGAACGTCAGCAGCTTAATCGCAATAGCGGCTACGATTACCGCGCCCAGCGCATCAAGTGGCCTGTCGCTATACCCCGTCCATTTGGAGAAGTAAGAGCCAAGAAGTGGAGCGCCAATAACGCCGAAGATGAATGAGGTGATGAAGTAGCCCACCAGCTTAAGGCGGCTGATATTAACCGCCGTAGCGACATAGAACACTGCACCAGCGAATGCGCCAAACACCACACCATAATCAATGCCGGTTGCCAGGCCGAACATGCTGGCCCCCATCAGACCACCAGCCGCTACCGTAGTGCCAGAAACAGGATCGGACATTTAGCCCCCTCTTATTGCCGTGAGTCCTCTCAGAACGAGGGGAAACAAAAAAGGCCACCCGGAGGCAGCCCTTAAAATAAAAAACCCGCAGCAGTGGCGGGTTTATGTTTTGATTTGTTGCTCAGTACGCTTTACTGTCCCGAGCCTACCACAATTTAAGCACTTTCCTGCTCACTCTGCAACTTAAATCTGTCACCATTTGTGCCGAACGCGTCACAAAGTGGTGCGTAAAGGATCGATTCTGCAAGACTGACCCATGTATCAATGCGACGACGGCATGTAATAAGGGTCCAGTCGGGGTGTTTTGAATTAAGCTCTTTAGCCATCTGGAGTTTGCTTTTACGCAGACGATGACGATCAACAATCACGCCATACAGCCCACGGTATTCTTCGTTCATTAGCACTGCGGCAATAACGCCGTCAATCTTTAGCCCCTCCTCGTCTGAGCAGAACGCCAGGCCAGTTTTGTTTTTACTGTCGAGAATTTCACGAAGGTATGCTTCCAGCTCGGGTTTATTGATGCCGGATTTCTTCATGCGGCGCAGCGCATCGTTGATGGCGGATTTGGTTATTTTCCCGGATGCCAGCAGCTGGTTGAACATGTTTCCGCCCGAGCCACCACCGATATAAGACCAGCGGCCCCACATGCGGAGCTTTCCCTGTACCCAGATACTTTCGAGAGTGCGAAGGCGAACCAACTCGCCGGATTTGCCTACTTCTGAAGGATTGATCATTTGCGTCTCCACTTACGCCAGTACGCCGATTGCCAGCGCACGATCTAAAAACCGAAACAGCAGCGTTAACTGGTCGCCGTATTTCGCTTCAAATGCCACGGGATCAGCGTGTAACTCGTCGTGATGCGCTCTGCACAGCGGTATCACAAAAAGGTCATGCGCCTTAGTACCCATTCCACCCTGCCCGTGGCCTATCAGGTGGTGGGGGTCGTCTGCCGGGTTATTACAGCAACAGCACTGCTGCGACTTCACCCAGCGGGTGTATTTCTCGTTTTCCCAACGTCGGCGCTTTGGCCTCAGCATGAAAGATTCCGGCGTTTCAGGATCGACCTTCACCGCTACTATCTTTTTTGCCTTCTCCTGAAAGATTTGCGTAGCCGGTAATGACGGGACAATGTCGCTTTCCCTCATCACTGAACTGTGTTGTTCTGGCTTGATTCTGAGTGCTTTACTCGCCACCGATTCAGGAACAAGGTCAGCCAGATCGTTACGTACCATCCACCAGCAGAACTCAGGAAGCGAAAGAGTGTGGTCAGGGCTGAAACCTAAATCAATATTTACCCTTTCCAGCAGCCATTTTACCAGGTTCTGCATGGCAATTCCTGCCAGTCTTTCAGTGGTTTGCTCACGTAAATGGTTATCACACGACCAGCAAAGACGAATGCTCCCCGGAGCGTGGCGCATAACCGTAAAATCACTGGCATGCCAGTCAGTGTGAGGCCACTGACATTCAAATTTTCTCTCCAGCCAGGCATCAAGGCTACTCAATCCACCAGCTCGCTGAATGACCCTCTCGTTAACGAAAATAGCCTGCATGTTGGCATCGTCAGTCAGGGGCTGGTGGGCTTCAGGGATTAATCCAGATGGCAGATGCTGTATGGCTTCGGATGGTGGCTCAATAACTACCCTACCCTGACGGAACAGCCAGAGCAGTTCGGTACCAGGGCGGAACAGAACCACCCCGGATATCGGCGCAATTTCAGGCGTCAGTATGGCTCTCACGCAATTTGCCCCTTCGCGACATGCTCTGCCCAAAGTCCACCTATCCAGCGCACCCCTTTCGCCGTGAAACGAGACTGATTGAACGCGTAGTTGGTCTGGTTAGTGGTCCCGGTCTTAACTTCAAATCGGCCTGCTTCGATGTGTTTACTCTTCGGAGTAAGCACGCGGTTCAGGCGGTACATGATGCCGTTCTCAATGAGGAACATCGCGAACTCAGGTTCTTTGGCGTTAAGGAGCTTGGCAACCTGCCGGAATGTCATTGACCCGGTGGCTTTGACGTAGCGATCAACAAATTCAGCCTTCGGTGCGGCAATTGCCAGTTCTTCACTCAGACGTTGCTTCTGTTCAGCAAGATCAGCGGCGAGCCGGAGCGCTTCAGGGAGTGTTTGGGGAACAATCATCCCGGCCCCGCTCTCCAGTTCCTGCCAGCGATCAACCAGACGGGCAGTAAACTCCGGGCACAGCTGCGCGACGATCACATAGCTGTCTCGCTTGTTAACTTCGTAGAAATGGTAAGTCTGCTGGTTCTGAGGATGGGTGTACTGCATTGCAGCATACCCCCCAATAACGCCGGATTTCATCAGTCGCTCGATGGTTACGCAGACATTGCTGTGACGGGAATCGACCAGCTTCGCAATTTCACGACTGGACATCGTTATCTGCTGACCTATCGCGGCGGCATGGTGCGTAGGACACGTTACGGTGATGTTCATCTGATTCATGCTCTTCTCCACTTATCAGGCGGCTGCACCCGCCAGAGGTTCATGTTTCTTGATCGATATTTCTACACGTCCACCCGGTACCTTCGGCCCCCACTCCACCAGCATTCTCTGCACCTGGCTGTCATCCTCCCAAATGCCACCATGTGTAAGCGCATCAAACAGAGCCTTATTGTAGTTGTCGATGTCGCGGCGGCGGGCATCTGGCGGAAAGAGAAGGATCTCCACCGCAGCTGGTGATGATGATGGTTTTGGTAAGCAACGCAGTTGCTCAATGATCGCTGCACATGCCGCGCTCTGGTATGCCCTGCCCTTTTCGCTGATAAGATGGCGGCCTTTTAACGGCCCCTTGTTTGGGGCTCGCCAGTATGTGTTTACGCTCGGTGGGAACGGGAGCACCAGTTTCATAAACTCACTCCCTGTTTTTTCAGCCAATCAACAGCGTTATCTCTGGCCTTATCTCCACCTGAGAGCAGGTCTTTGATGATCGTTACTGGATCTGCATCCCATTCCGTTTTGAGGACGGTAATGCCTCTGGCAGCACCAGGAGCAACAGAGATGTAACCTTTTTTCTTGAGTGACTTCACGTGCTCTACAGCAGCATTCGGTGATGCGCAGCCAATTAATCCGGCAAGCTCCAGCATCGTAGGTGGGAAGCCAGCCTTTTCGATATGAAGCTTGATAGTTTCGAACACTTCATTCTGACGCGGCGTTAATTCGATCATGACTCGACTCCATAACGCCCGTTCAGGCGTCCGATTACGCTGTTGAACATCACCAGGCTTACGCCCATCGGTTTAACCTTCTCGTGGTACTCCTTCAGGATCGGAGGCACTACGACATTCCAGCTTGGCTTTGGCTTCTGCTTTAGGGCTTTTTTGATGGCATCGTTGCATTGACGGGCTACATCACGCACAGCGTTCTCATGCTCGGTAGATAGCTTTTTCATGCGGCGCGCTCCTGTAGTTTTTTCATGGGAACGGCAACTGCCGGTATAAGCTCAACAGCTGGTGATTCAGATTGATTTCCCCAGTGGTCCCAGCCAGGCGCACCGCAACGGCTGAATAGTTCGATGCGTAGAACATCACCGTAAAGCATCTCCAGACGGAAACGCGCCTCTGCTGGCTTCTGGCTGTGCTCACCGAGTGGGCTGTAAATAACCTGCTTGATGCTGGCGCATTTGCGTTCAAGTCCTTTTCCCCTGGTGGCGATTAGCAGGTCTTCGGTATTGGCTCGGGTGTAGTTCCCGCCGTTCATGCGTGTTTGTACGTTCAACAGGTCGAGGAAGTCGTAAAAATCCTCCACACGCCCTGCCTGAAGTGCTTTGTTGATATGCTGCTCTGCCAGTGGGTTGAACTTTACCCAGGTAAAGCCCTTCATCGTGCGGACCTTAAAGCCCCACGCTTCAGCCAGTTCGATAGCCTCGCGGGTGTGGGTTCCGGTAAACCACATAGCCAGAACTGCATCATCGGCAGCCAGGTCCCAAACCGGTAAGCGCTTCATGTCGATCAGTTTCATCGTGTCGTAGTGATCTTCTGCTGCACCGTTACTGGCTTTGTTGTCATAGAGCCAGGCTGGGTCAGCGTAAATCAGTGAGTATTTCATCAGACATTCCTCGCTCGGCCAGCCAGACACCATGCATCAGAGGGTGCTTTCACTTTCGGCGCCATGCTCAGGCAACGCTGACGCTCAATAAGTATCTTCATCCGCTGCTCTTCGTTCTTAGAGCGGTTGAAGGCATCCATAAGAACTGTGGCTGCACGGTGGTAGAGCCCTTTTTCAAACAGGCCTTGAGCCTTATCCATCATCCTGGTTACAGCTGGATTCGGCGCTTCTTCCTGTTCCGATACAGCTGGTGTATCTGCCCGGTTAATTTTCAGTGCAGAACGCCCCTCGCTAACGTTACCACCCGGCGCTTTGGCAAAATACTGGTAGCACTTGCCGTTATGCTGGCGTGTTGCACGATTCAGTTTGACCAGATGGCATACACCGCGCTGAACAGCGTGAACGTCGTACTGGGGCATTGATGCTGCGATCTGTTTGTTAGTTAACCCAGGGTTTTCAGCGATGAAAATTTGAATATCTTTCAGAAGGCTCATGAGTTCGCTCCTCTGAAACCTGCCGGGATGACTTTGTCTGGCTGACCGAATTTCAATGGATCTTGTTTGCGGACAGCGTCCCAGTCCTCACGCTTAGGTCGGCCTTTGCTATTCCAGTGCAACGCGTTCTGCAAATATCCTTCGAACTTCGTTGGCCTGAACAAAGTTGTAGGCTGCATGTGTTCGTAGTATTTCGTGTCTTTCCACTGCTCGTGCTTGTAATCAATAACCAACAGCAACTCATCGTGTGTGAAGTTCTCACGAAGTCTGGCGCGAATATTATCCAGGGAGCTTTTCCCCTTGCGGAATGTCTTACCAGTAACATCATTGAGATGGTTGAGGATTAAGACTGCCTGACCAGTTATCAAATCAACCTGATTGACACATGCAGTGTCGGGTTGCGACGCAACCTGACAATTAGGTTTTTTATCTGATGGATCAGTAGTTGATTTTACTGACGGATCCCCACCAGATTCTGACGGGTGAAAACTGCCATTATTACTGTTTTTCGACGCATCAAATTTTGACTGGTCGGATTTTGATGCATCAGATTTTGACGCGTCAGATTCTGACAGGTGAGAAAAGGCGGCTGCCTGTAATTTCGAAACATTGAGCTGGTAAACATTCGATGCATTGCGGTTGCCTTTACGACGCTGCTGGCGGGTTAACCAACCGTCTTTTTCCAGCTGAGATATAGCTGTGCGAACCGTGCTCTCACCAGCACCAATCTGGCGCGCGATGGTAGCAATAGAAGGCCAGCTAACCCCTTCATCACTGCTGAAGTCTGCCAGACGCGCCATGATGGCAACGCTGGACAGCTTCATGCCTGAAGAAGCGCAAGCGTCCCAAACGTAACCGGTTAATTTAGTGCTCATGGTCGTCCTTTAACTCTGTAAATTTACGCTGGAATTGCTCAAGAGGGCTGAAGCACTCATGATCGTACCCTTCGCGAAGGTATATAACGCGTCTGGTCTCGGGCTCCCATCTGATGACGCGCACCGGGACGCCATAGTGATCTCTGAAACGCCGGTTAAGTTCTCGCATAGCGCTCTCCCCTTCCGACGCCAGACACCCACAATCGCCATAGCCCTGCTGTGGTTACATGGAACCCAGCGGCCTGATACCATCCGCTCATACCGAAACGACGAGGTTCCAACAACGGGAATACCACGGAGTTGCGGGAGACGGTTGTTTACCGTTACACTGTTCATGCGTTAGTTTCTCCACTGATACGACACGCCAAGGGGCCCGGAGCTGCACACTCGCGGGCCTCACCCATTTCTGGGAGGCAATAAACACGGGAAATAAGGTTCAGGAACGTCATGAGAGTCACCCTGAACTGATATGCAATATCGTTAAGACTTTGCCACTCGCTCCGGTCAACTACACCATCTTCAATGTAATGACGGTAAGCATTAACCAGCTCACCAAGCCTCCCCACCAGCTCGGCCAGTTTCAGGCCAATCTCTTCGTTTTCATCATCTGGCACGGCGCCGGGAACGTGAATACCGTTATCAGTTTCACGAGAGAACGCGTCAGCGATGTAACTTACGCCCGCAGCGCTCTGAAGCACCATTGCCCAGCCCATTGGGAAAATCTGGTCGCCACCAGCACGAAGGCGGTTAAAGAGTGAGTTCTGGGTTTCGTCCAGAATCTCCGCCGCTTCAGCATACCCGCCTGGCAACGCGGCAATGGTCTTCCTGATTGCGGCCACCAGCCAGGCGGGTTGCTTTTCAACTTTCCATTCAGGTTCTTTACCCACGGTCATATCCTCTTTTCTGTGGTTACTGCTTGACTTTAGAATTGTTAATCTTGCTGTAGAGAGAAGCGTCGTATTTCAATTTCCCGTTCGTAATTCTTTCGATGTAAAGAGCCTGTTTTTCTGGGATTACCTCTCCCCATTGACAAACGGCACTGTGAGTTACCCCTAGGGCAACTGCGGTTTTAGAAATGCCGCCGTAGTAATCGACGACTGTCCCTTTATGCATGGTTTGAATCCTCAATAGTTAGCATTCTTACATCGTATATGGACAGCATACTTACGTCAATAAAATGTAAGATTGCTAACGTGCATTCCGAGGAGATTTTATGGATACCGTTGGCAGCAGGCTGAGATTCAGAAGAAAGCAGAAAAAACTTACCCAGCGCGATGTCGCTGAGTGGGCTGGAGTAAGCGCGTCTGCTGTGACCCAGTGGGAAAGTGATTTAACTAAACTTTCTGGTGAGAACTTGATACTGGTGTGTAAGTGCCTTCAGTGTTCGCCGGAGTGGTTGGTTTTTGGTTCAGGCGATATCGAAAATGGCATTAACATCAACTTAATGTCTGCCAGAGAGGTGCCACTGATATCATGGGTGCAAGCTGGGAATTGGACTGAAGTAATTGGCAACCCAAGCAATGAGCAAGTAAAAACGACTCGCAAGCTTTCTGATTCAGCCTTTGCATTGAGGGTTAAGGGGGATTCAATGACTTCCAGTAGGGAGTTGAGCATTCCTGAAGGTTCTATTGTCATTGTTGAGCCCGAGTTCGGCTTCGTGGATGAAGCAAACGGTAAAATTGTCGTGGCTCAAACGGTATCTGGCGGTGAGGCGACCTTAAAAAAACTAGCGATAGATCCCCCTTTTTCTTACCTGATTCCACTAAACCCGGCATTCAAGCCCATTGAGGTGAATCAGGAAACCAAGCTTATTGGGATAGTTAAGCAAATAATTATTGACCTTTAGACCAAGCCCGATTCCTACAAGCCCGCCGCTCGTGCGGGCTTTTTCATGCTCAAAAAACAATAGTAAGCAAACTTACAAAATAAACTTGACTGCAAATGTAAGATGCCTAATATTACATCCATCAGCAGCGAACATTGTGGCGGTGAAAATAAATGAGCGTTAACAGTATCTACAAGTGCTCTTTCTGCGGAGTTACAGAACAGCAGGCAAAACGGATTATTGCTAAAGGTGGAAAAGACGAGGCGGCCATTTGCTCTGACTGCGCTGTTCAGTGCGTTACGGTGTTTGCAAATTTGGCTTCTATTTCGGCACTTGAAGAGCGCTCGATGATTGAAGCCGCCCACATCCAGGGCGGCGAGATAACAAAAATCAGCCTTTAATGGTGGGGTTAAAGCCCTCGATTCGCTCAACAAGCGAACGACTTGTAGAAACAATGTAAGAATCTTTGCCCTCATAAGACTGAGCGTGCCGATTAAGGTTCTCTATTACATCTGATTTAACTGATGGTAATGCTGTTGAAATTGAGTGAAGAGCAACAGTAAATGCGTTCTCAAGCGCCTCAATCCTTCGGGCGAGAGTTACCATATCAATTGGAGTTTGACTCATTTTAATTTCCTTCTTGGTTGTGTGAGAACTCCAAGAATACCACCGAGCCTGATGTGGTGAAAAGACAGGCAGCAGTTGCAGTACGGCATATAGCACATGTGCCGCAGCGGTCCGGGGATTCCTTAGGCAGTATCCCGATCCAGCGGGTAGCCGGAATGTGCAAGCCAAGCGAGTACGACGGCCAGAGACGTTTCACCAGCGTGGCGATCAGGTGACAGCCCAGACGATATCTGAGTGGCTATGAAAACAGATGGGAGCCGGTGGAATCCTGGCACACAACATAAAAGCGCACTCCATCAACTATCGGTTATGGATGGCAGGTAAGTAAACGAACGGAGTGCGCTTCCAGTTGTGTTAACCGTAGTAGCTGTACCAGATGCTGTGTGTAGTCTTGGCGGTCGGCAGTTTTGAATGTCCTTAATATCGACCGCCCCTTTTACACAACTGAAAGCGCGTTCAGCGTTCAACTTGAGAGGCCGTAGTCGTTAAATCAACTCAGGAGAACGCGCTCCCAATTGTGGAGAAGCTGACTGGCGGTGGCAGCCGCCCGTTTCACTAAGTGCCCTGGTTGGGTGCTTACTAAAACGAACCCCCTTTTTTTTTGTCGCCAACCGGCGAGGGATTCGTGCAACCAAAATTCAGCGCTGTGCAGAGCGCTTATAACACGGAGAAACTATCCATGACGAACACACAGAACGTCACTGAGTTACAACCACGCATGACCCGGGAGCAGCTGATCGACGCTGCGCGTAAGGCCGCCCCTCTCCTTCCGCCAGCTTATCGCGGAATTATGACCGAACTGGCTAACCGCCTGGACTATACAAGCGTCGCGCTTTGCGAAGCGATGGCGCAGCGTAAAGAACTGGCTGTTCAGAACGCTACTCTGCGTGAAGATGTCGCAAGCTGGGCCAAAGAGTGTGACCGCATTGTTGAACGCCACACGAAGACCAGAACCAATATGCATTTCCTGGAAGCCCAGCGAGAACTGCGTGAGTTGTCTACCGTCGTTATTTCCCAAAATAACGAGGTGGCTCTCTGATGGCTAACTCATTCAAGCAAATGACCCGTGACGGGACCATCAAGCGCACCGATACCGGGATGTTCATCAGCCTTGACCAAATCCATGTGCGTGAAGGTTTCAACAAACGCGAAGATGATGAACGTACCCGCCAGGCAGATGATGACCTTTTCAACTATCTGATGAATGGTGGCTCTGTTCCCCCGCTGGAGGTTATCGCCCGTGATGAAGGTGGAGTGTGGGTTGTTGAGGGCCACCGTCGGCGTCGCTGCTATGCGCGCTGTGCAGAAGCTGGTAAGCCAGTAGACCGCATCCATATCATGCCGTTCAACGGTAACGATGTTCAGCGCCTGGCGCGCATCATGACCAGTAACAACCAGCTCCCGCTATCTGATATGGAACAGGCAGCTGTTATTCAGGAGCTTCATAACGCCTTCAACCAGACCACCAGCGAGATAGCAAAGCTGGTGAATAAGTCTGTGGCCACCGTCGAGAAGCTGCTGCTCCTTAGCACGGCGAACCATGACGTTCAGCAGGAGGTTAAATCCGGTGCTGTTTCAGTCGATGTCGCGGTTGATCGCGTTATGGAGTATGGCGAACAGGCCGGGAAAGTACTCCAACACGATAAAGCTGTAGCGGCTGCACAGGGGAAAACGAAAGTTACCCGTAGCTCTATCGCGCCAGAGCTGAGCGTAAAGAACGCCCGCCGTTTCGTTGAGCTGATGGCTCAGGCCACGATCAGTGATGAAGGTGTCTTCACTCTTGAAGGCACTGCCCTGGCCGAGGCGCTGTCGATTATTGACGAACATAAAGCCATTGCTGAAGCACGTGAACTCTATCGCTTGTCACAACCAGTACCGACAACAGAAATTCGCGGACGATCTCTGTATGTGATGCTCAATGGTAAGGAAATTGGTCGGGCCTCACTGTATCGCGGTAAAACCGTTTGGCTGGACATGGATGACAAAACCATTGTCGCCAGCCAGTCAAAGGCTGTCGCCCACTTCGTTAAGCAACACAAATTGCAGCAGGAGCAAAATCATGACAGTCAATAAACCAATGACCGGTGAACAGCTGGATGAACTGATGACTATTGCTGTCAACATGCAACGAGATAGTGAAAAAGTGAGTGACCGCCCTGCTGCTATGTTCGCTTATGCAGTGCAGGTAGCTGTTTTGGAACTGCGTAATCTCCGTACTAACGTGGCGGCGCAGGTTGCGGATACTACGTCGCTTAAACACGCACAAGCCTAAATCTAGAACATTAATGGTTTATGAATAAATCAATCAGTTACTTACAACGTAATCCAAACGAAAAAAATAGTAGATAAACTTCGTGAGGTAGATCGTTTATAGTGTTGCCCCCTAGCAAACACAATTTTGTGAGTGAAAAGATATGAACCAGAACCCCTTTTCAATATATGATTTCCTTGGCTACCTGATACCAGGAGGTTTATTTTTATATCTTCTATATTTTTGCGGAATCACTCTGGATTGGGATGTAATCATCCAACTAAAGAAAACTGCAATCGCACAGGAATCTTCTCTCAGTTTGTTGGGATATTCTTCAATTGTTATACTTGCATATATCATTGGCCATGCAATAGCAATATGCTCTGCTTTTCTAGTTGAAAAGTATATGAATGATACATTGCAGTACCCTTCTATCTATCTTTTTTGGGAGTTAAATAATGATTTCAAAGACGAAGTCAAAAAAGATTACGGCAGAACAATTAAGTATCTAATAATAAAGACGATATTACTACCAGTATTTATTCTTGATAGAATTGCTTTTTATAAACTGTACTCCCGAGAGCTTACAAAGGAGTTAGCTTCACCGCTATGGAGCATGCTGGAAAAGTCTTATAAGAAGATTTTTTCAGTAGATTTATCTCAACTTAAAAATGGTTATGCCTTACAAGGTGATCTTTTTAGATTAGCCTACCATTACTCATATGAACACTCCTCCAACCATCAGCCTAAAATACAGAATTATGTAGCATTATATGGATTTTGCAGGAACGTGTGCTTGGTATTTTTATTGTTCTTTTGGGTAGCTTTCGTCAGACTTGTAATTAATACCCTAACAGACGAAATGTTTGGATTTAACATATTATCAACTTTATCTATGCTACTGATGACATATGTTTTCTATTGTGGGTTCGTAAAATTCTACAGAAGATTCACCTTAGAAGTATTCATGGCATTCAGCGTTTTAAAAACTGATTGATATTTTGCCGGGTGCAGCCGGTTAAGTGGAGAGCTATACGATGAGCGGACAAAGCCAACGTTTTCTTACCCCTGATGACCTCTATCAACTTACTGGTTATCGCCGCCCTTCCCTTCAGTGCAGAGCGCTGAAAGAAAGCGGTGTATTTTTTGTACCACGTAAAGATGGCAGGCCGGGAACTACATGGGATCATGTAACTAATCCAGCTGGTCTGAAGCAGTTAGACAACAATCCAGAGGAAGAAGAACCAAACTTTAAGGACATGTAATGCCTAGAATCCGCAAAAACCCGGAAGATAACTGGATGCCGCCCCGCGTTCGCCGGGGCAAATCAGCCTATGAGTTCAGAACGCCAGACGGCAGAACTGTGAGATTGTGCAATCGCGATCTTACCAAGTCTCAGGTCTGGGCTGCCTATGAAAACTTCATCAACGATATCAAGGTTGGTTCCAACTTCCATGCTCTATGCGAAGAGTTTTTTAACTCTGGTGATTTCCATGAGCTGGCAACAGAAACCAGAAAGGATTACCGGAAATATGGTTCAAAGGTAAATGTCGTTTTCGGCAAAATGAAACCAGAAAACATCAAGCCAGAGCACATCAGAAAGTATATGGACAAGAGGGGGGTTAAGAGCAGAGTTCAGGCGAACCGAGAGAAAGCCTTTATGTCGAGGGTGTTCAGGTGGGCATATGAGCGCGGCAAAGTGAAAATGAATCCATGCCAAGGCGTAAAGCAGTTTAAAGAGCAGGCGCGCACACGGTACGTGACGGACAAAGAATATGATGCACTATTCAGTGTTTCGTCGGTGCCGGTGAAAATTGCTATGGAGTTGGCCTATTTATGCTGCGCACGCCAAGGAGATATTCTGGATCTTAAAAAGAGTCAGATACTGGATGAAGGGATTCTAATTCAGCAAAGTAAGACGGCAGTGAGTCAGATTAAGGCGTGGACAGTGCGTCTATCAAATGCGATCACCCTAGCCGATTCCCTTCCGTTAAATACTGGCATGGTGAGCCTTTACGTGATCCACCAGCAGTCTGGTTCTCGTTATACGCGTGATGCCTTTAATGCTCAGTGGATGAAGGCGAAAAAGTTAGCCGCAGAAAAATTTCCTGAGCTCGAATTTAACTTCACGTTCCATGATCTGAAAGCTAAAGGGATATCTGATCTGGAAGGAACGCTGCATGAGAAACAGGAAATCTCAGGCCACAAAAATGCTTCGCAGACAGCAAGATATAACCGAAAAATATCTGTAGTGCCGGTGGTTGGGGGGCAGTAA